AAGATTGCATGTGTAAAATTATCTTCTGTTGTAAAAGAATATTTTTTATTATAATTATCATCCCTGTTTTCTAAGTCATTCGCACGAATAATTATATCTGTAGCATTTTTGCTTGTACAAAAGTCTGAAAATATTTTTATTAATATCATAATATTAATATTAAAATTGTTTTTAAATTATAATAAAAACAATTTTAATATTAATATTATGTTCCAGTATAAGAATTGGATATTACCAACCGTACCTCATGGAATTACAGATATTATTGATTCTCCAGAAAAAACACTGGCAGTTTACTCTACGATAGGTCCATTTATTTTAAATATGAATGATGAAAATAAACAAATCATATTATTGATTTCATCCATTTATCATATGAGAAAAGATGTTCCTTTTGGAATTTTAGGTTCGGCATATATGCACGATATATGGTTAAAACAACCAGAAATTGCTGTTTTATTTTTATCTTTTATACATACTCCTCGGCATTATATGAGATCGTTTAAATATAAAAAGAAGGAAAAAATTATAAGTATATTTTTATTTTCAATTATAATGTTGATATCTCTTCTATATAATGTTGATACTCAACTAATAGAAAATTTTGGGGAATACTGGTGGATATCTCCCGCCGTATGTCATATTGTTGTTCACGAAACTAATAATAAGACAAATTAATAATGTTATTATTATTAGAAAAATAATTTTTTTCTTTGTATAAAACCATTTCATATCTTTTATATCTTGTCTATAATTCATATTATAATTTTGAATATAATTTTCCAACGATACATATTCTTTTCCATTTCGTTGATTTGTCTTATTATAAATAAAATGAACCCATGTTATGAATGAATCGCGTGAATCTAAATATGGTGTTACTGGGTATTTATCAAGTAATCTTAAAAATTCATTACCCATTTTTTCGAGTGGCAAAAAAAGTGGTATATTTTGTATTAAATCATAATATTTTTTTTTACATTCTTCATTTGGTTTTATTGGATACGTCATTGAAATTGTTTGTAATACAAACCAATAATGTGGAAACCAGATTTCTGGATTATAATCCATATAACATTATAATATAAAAATATAGTTAGTATAACATTATCTATGGATTTTATCTACAAGTTTTGTAATAATTGTGGTTATAACGGGCATGTATTTCATCAATGTAAGTTTCCAATTACAAGTAATGGTATATTAGCATTTCGATATAATGAAAAAAATAGTAAATATGAGTTTTTTCTTGTGAGAAGAAAAAACACATTAGGATATGTAGAATTTATGAGAGGCAAATATAATATACAGAATATAAAATATATTAAAAATCTAATTGATGAAATGACAATAAAAGAAAAGGAAAATCTTTTAACTTTATCTTTTGATACATTGTGGAGAGATTTATGGGGTGTAGATATAGGAATTCAATATAGAAGTGAAGAAGTATCATCTCGTTTTAAGTTTAATAAAATAAAGGAAAATTTAACTTTAGAAAACATTATTAATGAGAGTGAAACATTTTGGCAAGAACCTGAATGGGGAATACCAAAAGGAAGAAGAAACTATAAAGAAAATGATTTTATATGTGCGAAGAGAGAATTTTTTGAAGAAACGGGATATACAATAAACGACATTACCTATATTGAAAATATTCAACCAAGTCAAGAAATATTTACTGGTTCAAATTATAAATCATATAAACATAAATATTACATATGTAAAATCAAATATAGCGAAACTATACCCAAATTTCAAGAATGTGAAATTAGTAAATCACAATGGTTTACCTATGAAGAGTGTAAAGATACAATAAGACCATATAATATAGAAAAAATAGATATTATAAAAAATTTGAATACAATTTTAACAAATTATACATTATATTAATATATAATAATGTCAAGGAAATTAAAAAAAAAAAAAAAATTACCAGATATGAATTTTTTAAAAATGATTGAAAATAAAAATGAAAAAAAATCTCAAGAAGACGAAAATGATTTTGATTTTTTATATCCTATATTAGATGATCCTTTTTTCAATTTCAAAATAGCAAATAAAAAAGAATTTCATGATACATTATACAATAAACCGGATGATTCAATTAAAAAAGTGTCAGAAATATTATGTAATTCTAAATTTGAATTAGCACCACATCAAATGTTTGTTCGTAATTTCTTATCATTTCAAACACCATATAACAGTTTGTTATTGTACCACGGGTTGGGTAGTGGTAAAACATGTTCTGCAATAGGTGTTGCTGAAGAAATGAGAGAATACAATAAACGAATGAATTTAAATAAAAAAATTATCGTAGTTGCTTCCCCCAACGTACAAGAGAATTTTAAATTACAATTATTTGATGAAAGAAAATTAGAGATGATTGATGGATTATGGAATATTAAAAGTTGTACAGGAAACACATTTATGAATGAGATAAATCCTATAAAAATGAAAGGTCTCTCTAGAGAAAATGTAATAAAAAATATAGAAAAAATAATAAAACATTCTTATTCTTTTAAAGGTTATACGCAGTTTGCAAACGATATAGAGAAAAAAACTAGTTTTAAAGGTGATATTCCAGAAGAAGAAAAGAAAAAAATAATAAAACATAAAATTAAAGAAAATTATGATGGGAGAATGATTATTATAGATGAAGTTCATAATATTAGAAGTATCAGTGAAACAGACAAAAAAATTTCAGAAGAGATAACAAAATTGGTTGAAAATGCAGACAATATGAGATTTTTGCTTTTATCAGCAACGCCTATGTATAATGATCCATCTGAAATACTTTGGTTAATCAACTTAATGAATAAAAATGATAAGAGAAGTGTATTAAATTATAAGGATGTTTTCGATAAAGATGGAACTCTTAAAATAGTAGATGGAATAGAAGTAGGAAAACAACAATTAATTAAAAAATCACGAGGTTATGTTTCATTTGTACGTGGAGAAAATCCATTTACTTTTCCTTTTCGTATATGGCCAAGTAATTTTGATGAAGAAAAAACATATAAAGTTGTTCCAGGTCAATTACAATTAAATAAAACAAAATTAGTACAACCTATAGATAGAATTTCACTTTATATGGAATCTATAGGAGATTTCCAAAGCATAGGATACAAAAGAATAATAGATTCTCTGGATTCTGTTCCAAATTTTAAGGATATGGAATCTTTTGGTTATACAGTTTTACAACGTCCAATACAAGCGTTAAATATTGTATATCCTGATGATGAAGATAAAATACAAAGTAAAGATTATGATATTAGTGATTTAGTAGGAAAAAAAGGATTAAAAAGAATAATAAAAGGAAAAAAAAGTTATGATCCACCAAATATGTATGATTATGACTATGTAAATAAAAAGTATGGTAGAATATTCCAAGAAGGAGAAATCAAAAAATATAGTAGTAAAATTTTTTCAATTCTTAAATCAATTGAAAATTCGGAAGGCGTTACTCTTATATATTCACAATATATTGATAGTGGTGTTTTGCCTATGGCGCTTACATTAGAAGAAGCAGGATTTGTAAGATGTGGAAAAACAAAATCTTTATTAAAAAGTACTATTCGTCCAGTACCTAAATCAATAACAGTTAATGAAAAAAAAAGAACATTACAATATTCCATTATTTCCGGTGAAAAATCATTATCTCCTAACAACGTAGAGGAACTTGCACTTCTTACAAATGATGATAATAAGGATGGAGATATAGTAAAGGTAGTTATAATCTCTCAGGCGGGTTCAGAAGGTTTGGATTTTAAGTTTATAAGACAAGTCCATATAATGGAACCTTGGTACAATATGAATAGAATAGAACAAATTATAGGGCGTGCGGTTAGAAATTGTAGTCATAAATTACTTCCTTTAGAAAAGAGAAATGTAATGTTGTTTTTACACGGGACAATACTAAAAGATGAAAAGGAACAAGCAGCAGATATATTTGTTTATAAACACGCAGAACTAAAAAGTGTACAAATAGGACATATTAGTAGATTATTAAAAGAAAATTCTGTAGATTGTCTTTTAAATATAGAAAATAATTTTGATGTGGATGTTGTAAATGAAGTAATTCATATAGTATTATCGAATGGAAAAGAAATAGAATATCAAATAGGCGATAAACCTTATTCGTCAACTTGTGATTATATGGAAAATTGTAATTACACGTGTAACCCAAATTTAAAATTTAAAGAACAACCAATAAATGATAAAACATATAATAAAGAATTTATATCTATGAATATTGATAAAATCACTTCAAAAATTAGAGATCTAATGAAAACGAATTTCTTTTATAAAAAAGAAACGTTAATACCGTTGATTAATAATAAAATACAATATTCTGACCAACAAATTGATTGGGCATTAGATAAATTAATTAATGATAAACAAGAATATATAGAAGATATATTTGGGCGTATAGGCAATTTAATAAATGTTTCAGATCTATATATTTTTAAACCTCTTGAAATAAATGGTGATCTATTAATAGAAGAATTAACAACAAAACTTCCATATAAAGAAGAATTTTTAAATGAAAAAGTATCAAAAGATATAGATGAAATACCACAAGATACTGAGATATTACTTGAAGAAATAAGAATTAAATTTAATGATTGTAACGAGAAAAAAGAAATAAAGAGGGGTCAAAAATCATGGTATAAATTATTTTATCATTGCAAGGAATATTTATCTATTCGAGGACTTGATATAGAAGAACATTCAAATAATATTATTATATCGCACATAATGGACGATTTTTTAATTGATGATAAAATAAAAATATTTGAATACATTTATTCTACTAAAATGAAAGATGACATATACGATTATATAAAAAATTATATAAATGATAATTCAATCAATATAAAAAATGATAGAAAAGCAATATTATTATCTAGAGAAACAGGTATTTGTGAAAAATATATTTTAAATAAGGGTAAATTAACATTAGCAGAACAAGATGACGAATTTGAAATAAAAGAAGGTTTAGCAGAAAAAATGAATGAAATTAAACCTTTTGATAAAAAAATAAACCCTATTATTGGTTTTATGAGTGTTTTTAAAAAAAATACTGTTGTATTTAAAACAAAAATATTAACAATAAAACAAAATAAAGGATTAAGATGTGATCAATCCCAAAAAGGAGAAGCATTACAAGTTTATAATGAAATAGTTGATGAATATTTAAAAATAAGTGGAGATGAACCATTCATTAGAGAACAAGTTAAACCTTTGTATTTCTCGAGAGAAATATATTGTCAATTACAAGAAATTGTCTTAAGATTTTTTTCAATAATAAAGAAGGATAAAAAAATATGGTTTTTTTCTTCTGGATGGGCATCGCAACTTGAAGTAGAAAAAACAACATTTAAATATTAAATTGAATGAAATAATATATATCAATATAACAAATATGGATGATTTACAAAATATTTATGTCAAATCTCAAATTACACAAAAAGTAAAATTATTTATATGGGAAATGCAAGATAATTTAAAAGAAATATTAGAATATAAAATAAAAAGAAATATTGAGGGAAAATGTATTATCCAAGGATATGTAAAAAAAAATTCCGTTCAAGCATTACAATATACAAATGGAGAACTAATAAAAGAGTTCGTACATTTTAACGTAATTGTAGAATGCGATATTTGTAATCCGTGTGAAGGAATGATTATTGAAACTGTTGTACGTAATATTACTAAAGCAGGTATAAGATGTGAAATAAATGATAAATATAGTAATCCTATTGTGGTTTTTATTAACAGAGAATTTACTATTAATTTAGAAGAATTAAATAAATTAAATATAGATGATATAATTCTAGTTAAAGTGATTGGACAAAGATATGAATTAAATGACGAATATATTTCAGTAATAGCAGAACTACATGAAAAGAAAAAGGAAAAAAGAGAAAGAAAGAGTATATTAAAATAATTTAAGAAATAAATATTATATTATTTATGATTGAATTAAAAAATAAAATAGAAAATCTTGATGTAAAACAACAAATTGAAATATTAAGAATATTAAAAAAAAATAAGGTTGATATGTCTGAAAATAAGAATGGTGTATTTATTAATCTATCCAAAGTAAGCAAAGATATTATTAAACAACTCGAAGAATATAATACATATATATTACAACAAAATAAGGATATAACACATATGGAAGAAAAACAAATTAAGATAGAAAAAGATTATTTTAATAATTAATTTAAACATTTTTTTAGTATAAACATAATGATTCAGCAATTAGAACAATATATGTTAACGGATGAAAATTTAAATGAATTAAATAAAGATTTTATGGTTTCAAAAAATAATAAAATACCTGAAAAGACATTTACAAAAGAAAATTCAACTTCAAATTTTTTTACACCAAAAGAGAAAGATACCCTTTTTTGGTGTTATTATTATATTTTATTTGGAAATAAAGATGAGACATTTAATAAAACAAATTCTGTTTTTAAAATAGAAAAGGATTTTAAAATCGATATGATTTCTAAAATTCGTGAGAATACAGGTGCTCTTAAGGTAAATAAATTAAATATTGAGAATGTAGAATCAGTATTAGCAAATGAAGAATGTATTGATTTAGAAACTCTAAAAGCGATGTGTTTAGTATTAAATAGAAATATAATTTATATAAAAAATAGAACATATTATCATTTTGAGTTTGGTCAAGGTGAGTTTGAAATTATTTTTAATGATAAAGGGAAACATAAAGTTGTATTAGACGATACATCAAAATATTTAAAAAAAATAGAGACCTATTATTTAATTACAAATATAAAAAAACCTATAGGTGTTTTTTCATCTTATAAATTAAACGATTTACAAGATATTGCATCTCGGTTGGAAATACCAATAGAATTAAACGATAAGAAAAAACAAAAAAAAATATTATATAATGAAATTATTGAAGTGATAATTTAATATTAAATTGATAATAAATATAATAAGATAGAATATATAATGTCGGAAAAACAAGTTCCCTCTAACTTAGACGAATCTATCCATTTTTACAAAGAAATTATAGATGAAGGTATTGAAAATGTAGAATGTGAAATTCGTTTTGGTACAATTAAGGGAAAACAACCTATTACTAAATTACAACACGACAATATCATTAAGCGATGCATTTCTAACGGGTTTCAATTAGAAGATTCTCAATATCTTCTGCGTATTATGTCTCAAGTTAGAAATGATGAAGGAAATATGAACACTTCCGACATTCGTACAGAAATTGATGGTATGGCAATGATTACAAAATACTGTAAAACAAATGATATTATGGACCGTGGAAAACCAATTGGTAATTTTTATAAAAAACTACCCTTCTCTAATGAAAGAGGGGTATTTAATAATGTAAACGTTCCTAATTTCAATTTTAGGGTATCTATTGCAAATGAATATCGTGTAAATGAAGATGAAATGGAAGCGAAGCGTATTATTGAAAAATGGAAGGACAATAAAAAGACATTTAGATACATGAATCGTTTCACATTCGTACATCAAGATTATCCACTTAAAATAGATTTAAGTGTTGTAAAAAGTTCAACATCAAAAAGTGGGAAATATATACCATCATATTCATTTCATGAATCACGCGTATTATCTTCCACAGAAAAATATGAGGTAGAAATTGAATTACTAAATGATAAAGCAATTGATTTTCCTTTAGAACAAATACAACATTCGGTTAGAAATACAATTCGAATTATTTTGGGTGGTATACAAGGAACAAATTACCCCATAGGAGATAATCAACAAAAGGATATTTTAAATGAATATATTAGGATTATTTGGGGTGATCGTCATAGGGGAAAAATTTTACCTAAACACTTTTGTGGTCCGTCGTCGTCTACACTTCATATGGAAAACTTAACTACTCAACAAAATACAATCTCTGTTCTAGAAAATTATTGTGTTACAGATAAAGCAGATGGTGATAGAAAATTACTATTTATTTCTGGTACTGGTAAACTATATTTGATTGATACAAATATGAATGTTCAATATACAGGTTCTGATACAGATAATCCAGAGTTATTTAATACAATTATAGACGGGGAACATATTTTACATGACAAAGAATCTAAATTTATAAATTTATTCGCTGCTTTTGATATTTATTATATTCATAAAAAAAATGTAAGAGATAAAGAATTTATTAAAGATGATAGTGGTCGTTTATCAATATTAATTCAATGTATAAAAGAATTAAAACATCACACAAAAGGCAGATCGCCTTCACTTAAAATAGAATGTAAAAGATTTGCTTATAAAGGAAGTATATTTAAGTGTTGTAAAGATGTTCTAGAAAACACCTATCAATATACAACAGACGGACTAATATTTACACCAACATTAATTGGTGTTGGTCAAAATGAAATTGGTAAACCAAGTAATCCTCTTAAATTATCTTGGAATTATTCTTTCAAATGGAAACCTCCAGAATATAATACAGTTGATTTTCTTGTAACTACTGAAAAAATGAATGGAGAAGATATTGTAAAACATTCTTTTGAAGAGGGAACATCACTTGGAGGCAATGAACAACTAAAGCAATATAAAAAATTAATATTGAATGTAGGTTTTGATGAAACAAAACACGGATATATTAATCCCTTTATGGATGTATTTAATAATGTAACACAATATGTAGATGAAAATGAGGAAAAATATAAACCTAAAAGATTTTATCCTACTGCACCCTTTGACGAATTTGCAGGGTTATGTAATATTTCATTAAAAAAAGGTTCTGATGGAGTTTTTAGAATGTTTACTGAAGAAGAAGAAGTCATTGAGGACAATATGATTGTTGAGTTTAAATATCGTATGGATAAAGAAAAATTATGGCAATGGGAACCATTAAGAGTTAGATATGATAAAACAAGTGAATATAGAAGTGGGGGTAAAAATTTTGGAAATGCGTTTCATGTTGCGGATAGCAATTGGTATTCTATTCATCACCCAATCGGTGAAAAATTATTAAAAGGAGAAGAAACCATTATGGACAAAGATGTCAACGAAGAAGTGTATTATGTACAAAATAATAGAA